ATGGGTTGCGCACCGCTTTGATTTCCCTATGTCACCTTTTTTGGGGAATGCGACATTTTATATTTTGAATTTATTACATTTGTCGCAACAAGAAAACAAAAAACAAGATGGCTTTAGTAACTATTAAAAATTTTGGACTAGCTTTAAATATAGTAGGTAGCACGATTAGAAATAGGATAAGTAGAGGTAGTTTAATTTGCGACAAAAACAAATTAATGAATACAGAACATCCTAAAAATTATGCTTATCTTTTGGAGATTAATGGTGGAGACCAAAGTGTATTCGATAAATATATCTCAAATACTGCAAAAACAAGGGTAAATTCAAAAAAAGTGGTTTTGGAGAAACCTAGTAAAATCAAGGCTTCAGTTAGGGTTGCTCCGTCGCAAAACACCAAGCAAAAAATAGTAGTCGAAAAAGAGGTTGAGGTTAAATTATCTGCTCAAGAAAGAAGAGAACAACAGGAACAGAAAAAACATAGGGATTCTCTTTTGCAGATGGAAATAAGAAGGAAGGAAGCTGAATTATCTTTGGTAGAGCGTAATGCTGAACTGAAGCAGATGGAGTTGGAGAAGAAAGCAGGAAATACTTTGCCTTTGGATATGATTGAAAATGTAATGACCATAAACTATAAGGCGGTTTTCAAATCTATACATTCTCAAATTAAAAATATAGCTATGGTTATGGTTCAGCAGTTGGGAGGAAGCAAAGAGGACTTGAATAATATTATGATTGAGTTGGAGCAGATACTAGATACTACTGTAAAAGATTCTAAAAAAAAGTCGGATGTTGATATTGAGAAACTTATTGAAGAGTATTCTGAAATCCGTTCTCGTGGAGAGAGAAAATAAAATCCTAAAAAAAGTTTCGATAAATTTGCAACATTAAAATAAAATGTTGTAAGTTTGTCGAACAATCAAACAAATCAACGAATTTTTAAAACGAGAGTTATGACACAAACACACAAAATAAACGGGAAGATTAAATCAATAAGTATTGATTGGGAAATAGATGAATATTTTGAAACAATAGACATTTATACAAAAGAAGTGTCTTTAAAGGGGGTTGATGAATATGGATGTATTTATTCTGCAAGTGCAATTGAGATTTGCGGACAAATAGAAGATATTTCAGATATTGAAATTGTAACAAAAATTAAATATTATTGCGTTTGCGATGGAGCTGGATGTGAAAAATGCAATGAAAATGGTATTATTTATAGATAATTAGATTATGAAAAACACTCACAAAATAAACGGAAAGATATACATTACTAATGGGGAGGTAGCTAAAAAAGGAGAGTTTGGAATGATAAGTGATGGAGTTGATTATAAAGTAATCCTAACCAACGACGATAATTTAAAACAAGTCCAACAACTAACCGCCCAAGAAGTAGAACTTATTGAAAGTGGGGTAGAGTTTGAGGTTGAGAAAGAAAAATATTCAGAAAGATTTGATAACCCAAATAATATTTTAATAGAAGGAATTTTTAATCCTGAAAATTGGGGTAATCGTTATAAACTAATCCCTAAACATCAATTAATCCCTAACCCCCAATCATTCGACCAATATCTTCAAAAGCTAAAAGACAGACGTACGGAAGATAATTACCGCTACACAGATGAAGATTTTGATAAGCATTTAGACTATATAAATGAGTGCTACAATAATGAAAGGAGTATTTATAAGTGTTTGGAGTTTATGAGTTTTGCTGGAAAGGATAAAGAATTGAGTTTAGAGGGATGGGAACGTAGTTGGGAAATTATAAATAAACAATTTGAAAATGAAAAATTGGCAAACAGAGATTAAACGTTTAGATAAAATACGTTTAGAATTAGAATTGAATTGGAATAAGTTGGAGCAGATCACAAATATTGATAGAAGTCAGTTGAAGCGATTTTTTGATTTTAAGAATGTTCCGAGCATGAAATTTTACTTTAACGTAAAAGATGCATTGGAAAGTCAGCTTAAGGTAAAGGCTTCTGAAGAATTGGGAAAGTCAAAATCATGTGATTGTACTTTTGAGAAAGGACTTTTGAAACGAGGTAAAGACAAGTGTACTAAAAGTAAAGAGGAACATAATTTTTAGGTAATGCTAAAAGAAATAGTAGTACGAAATGTAAAGCGTATTCAGGAGAACGTTTATAACTTCAGCATGAAAACGCTTCCTCCTAGTGAATGGGCAGAAAAGAATTTGATTTTGAGTTCAGAATCTAAATTCTATGGGTTGTTCAGTTATAATCGTTCTCCTTACACTAGAGAAGTTGTGGATAATATGAAGCCAAATTCAGGAGTTGAGGTTACTGCTATTATGAAGTGTTCTCAATCAGGTTATACGCAATCTGTGGCTATTCCTTGCATGATTTATCATATTGCGGAATCTCCTGCCAATGTAATGTTTCTTTCAAGTTCAGATAAGATGGTACAGAATACTATTCGAGGTAGGTTTGATACCGTAATGGAAAGTTCAGGATTAAGCAGCTTACTCAAAACAAGTTCAGTTAAGAAAGCAAATCAGAGAACGGGAGATACTGACTTTAAAAAAGAATATACGGGTGGTACCATGATTAATGCTACTTATAGTCCAACCAATTTACGTTTTCACTCGGTTGAAGTAGTTGTGGCTGATGAATATGATGATGCTCCCAAGACTGATAAAAAAGAGGGTAGCATTTTTGATTTGGTTATAGCAAGGACAAAATCTTATGCTGATACTCGTAGGTTAGTATTTATGTCCTCTCCAACAACAAAGGGAATATCAAACATTGAGCAGGTTTACGAAATGGGCGATAAACGTAAATGGAATTGGAAATGTCCTTGTTGTTCACAATATATACCTATCCTTTGGAGAGTAGAACGTGAAGATGGTACCTTTGGAGGGATTAAGTGGGTGCTCGACGAAAACGATAAGTTGATTGATAATTCAGTACACTACGAATGTCAGTTATGTCGTGGTAAAATTGAGTACAAAAGCAAATACGCTTTGAATTTAACGGGTGAATGGGTACCAACTGCTGTTCCAGAAAAGCCAAGTTATAGAAGTTATAGTTTCAATGCTTTATGTAATCCTCCTGGATTTGAATCATGGTCCGATTTAGTACGACAATGGTTAAAAGCGTGTCCTAAAAATGAGCCTATTGATATTGATGCATTGAAAGTATTTACAAATACACAATTAGGGGAATTATGGGAAGATAGGGGAACAACGCCTAGAGCAACTAGCTTAATGAGTAATATCGGGGTTTACGAAATAGGCAAAATACCTGATAAGACTTGTGATATTGATGGAAATGGTAAGATAGTATTGATTTCGCTTTGTTGCGATTTAGGTGGTATTATGGATATGGTAAATGGCATTGAGGATGTTAGGTTAGATTGGGAAATAGTAGTCCATACTTCTAATGGTCAAACCTATTCTGTTAATCATGGTAGTGTTGGAACATTTAAAAGAAGTCGTTGGAGAAACAAAAAAGACCGAGAAAGGGAATCTGACAGACAAATGTGGACTTTCAATTATGGTTTGCCAAATTCAGTTTGGGATAAATTCAAGGAAATAATCTACACGCCACTAGAGGGTGAAAGCGGATTGTACTATGATATTGATATAACTTTAGTAGATACAGGTCATTTCACTAAATTAGCCTATAATTTCATTACAGGCATAAAAGATAGGCTTGTAGTCGGTATAAAAGGAGATACTGTTGAAAAGCCAAGAGCAACAGATAAGAATAGTCCAATTATAAGCCATTCTAGGGAAAATAAAGGCTTATTATACATTCTTGACGTTAATCTACTTAAAGAGCAATTAGCATCAAATATGGCTTTAATTCAAGGTTCTGATGGTAGTCAGCCTAGTGGTTTTATGAATTTTCCACAACCAAGTGAGGGTAAATACAACCTAAAGAGCTTCTTTTCGCACTATGAATCGGAACATCGTATCCCTGTTGTTAAAAATGGACAAGAAGTTGGATTTGCTTGGAAGAAAAAAAGAGAGGATAACCACTTCTTTGACGTTGCGGTTTATGGGTTAGCATCAAGGGAAATTTTTATTGCTGATTTGAGGTTAATAGACCCAAAAAATAAGAATCTAACTTGGTTAGAGTTATGCGAAAGAATAAATAGTCGAATGTAAAACCAAATAAAAAATGAAGGAATTAAAGAAAAAAGAATCGGACAAAATTGAAAATGTAAGGCAAGTTTCAGTTGAAAAGAAAACGGTATTTTTGGGAACAGCACACCCAAAGAAAGGGCATACAATGTTTGAGGTAAATCACAAGCTAAAAACCATTGAGGTTGCGGAATTTGATATTTCAAAAACATTAGAATATCACGATGTAAAAAGAGGAATCAAAAAAGCTCCCAAAAGCATTACAAAAAAACCCGATTGCATTTATGTTTCAGCATTGAACAAAAAAAATGCTTTGAGAGTTTTGAAAAGAGAAATTGGTTTTGATATTAATGCTAAAGATTAAAGCTATGTGGAAAAAACTTTTAAAAGATATATTAGTTAGATTAGCTTATTTAATTCTCTTTTACTATCTTCTATTGTATGGAAATTACATTGAGGAACACAATATGGCAATTCCACTTATCTTATCATACTTCTACACGGAATTGATGGATATTGAGATTAATACTAGAAAGCCAAAACAATGAAAACACCATACTACAAATACCATTACGGAAAATGGATTATTGCAGGATACATTCTTGAATTCTAAAAAAACTCATGTAGATTTATTTCCAGAATAATTGCTATTTTAAGCAAAGTCCTTATACTGATATTCTCATAATTAAAACGCTCAATCCTACTAATGGTTGAGCGTTCTGTTTCAGAGTAAAACGCTAAGTCTTGTTGCGTAAAACTCTTTTTACCTCTTCCTTCTTTCACTTTTTTACCGATGATAAATAATACATCGCTTAACTTGGAGTTTAGTTTTGTTATCATTTTGTAGTTTGTTTGTTGTTAGGCAAATATCGCAAGTATTTCACGATTACAGGTAAGATTTTAATCCTCTTTAATATTGTATCATTATTAACAATTAAAAATAAAATAATGATGGGTATTCAGACAGGACCTACCGACGTAATGGGCGGTACAGGATTAGGAGGATTTGGCGGAGGCGGAATCCTTGAAGGTTTAATTTTAGGCGCATTACTCCGAAATGGTAATGGTGGCTTATTAGGTGGCGGCACAGATTCAGGTTCAACCGTAACAGAACAAAATGTATCTGAATTACGAAAAGATGTTGCTGAAGTTAATACTACGGTAGAGGCTTTAGGTAATGAATTACAGGGCGCACTTGCTCAAACAAATGCGGGTATTGTAAATGAATTTAGAGGTATTCAAGGAGCGATTTGTGAAGCTACTAAAACTGCATTATCTAGCTTTTATGAGGCTAAAATAGCAACTTTAGAAAGTACAAATGCTATTCAGAGTACTATCAATGCGCTTTCAGTAAAAACAGATGCGCAAAATACGCAAGTGTTGATGGCAATCAATTCAGATGGGGATAAAACAAGAGCATTGTTAACTCAAGCTGAAATTCAAACATTACGTGATGCGTTAGAACTTGAAAGAAGAGGGCGTGAGAATAGAGAAGTTGAGATTTCGATTACAAACACTAATCAACAAACTCAAAATCAATTCCAAGCGCAATTACAAACACAATCTAATCAATTTGCCAATGCTTTACAAATCTTGGGTGACCAAATCAACAAGCAAACTAATTCCATTGTCAATCTTGGTAGTATGGTTGGAAGTGGTCAAACTGCAACTGCTAACAATGTAAAAGTATAAGTCATGGAAGCGTTTTTTACTAAATATCCGTTAAAGTTTAATGACATGACTGCCATAAAAGTCATTCACAAGCAAATTGAAGTAGCGCAACACAAGTGCAAAAAGAAAGACCCAACTTATATTAAGGAGTTGGCTATTGCTTACACTATGCTTGAAGATTTTTTTAATGAAAAACAAATTAATCCTGCTAACATAGTCTAGCGAAAATTAAAAATCGGTGTAGGGATGCATCGATTTTTTTATGTTATTAACAAATTAATGATATATTTGTAGCACTTATTTTCATGTTTGTTTGTTTGTTTTTCTGCTGAAAGCCATTTGATTTATTCAAGTGGCTTTTTTGTAAATAAAAATTATATATATTTGTAGAGAATTAAAATTCAATGTTGTGAGAACATCGAACAAAAATTTGGGTAAAGGAACACTTGCTTTTGGGTAGGTGTTCCTTTATTTGTTTTAACGCTAAAACGAATTGATATGAATAATGAATTTATGACTATTTCTCATTACTTTGAGGAAAAGTGCAAATTACTTGATAAAGTTGCTGTTTACGATTTATTGATTTCTGGACTTGAATCTACTATGATGAAAAGTATAGAATCAGGACATTTAGTGCAATATGAATTGGATGATGGACAGATGAAGGTGCGTTCTAATTTCAGAAAATTAGAAGATTTAGTATCTTCTATGGAAGGCTTACAACGTTTAAGACAGAATTACATTAACCGATACAATAGTAGAGTTACTAGATTGTCAGGAGGAAATTTATAAAATACAACATGAAAATATTTGGATATAGTTTTTTTGAAAAAACGCAAGAAAGTAGTACGCTTCCTTCGATGCAACCAAGAAGTTTATCTTATCAGGACAACATCGTTTATGGACATACATACCCAATCCTAAATAAAAAATGGGATGGAGAAAAGAATTTAGGAGAGCTTGGTACAATTATCAGAGGTGTTCCTGACTATTTGCGTTTGAGAATACGCTCCTACGATGCATATACCAAAGTAGATACTTTCAAAACGATAGCTTCTAAATACTTCTATTGGAAAATAGGTTCTGGATTAAAGCTACAATCCGAGCCAAATAGAGTAGTTTTAAATTCGGAGGGAATTAATAATACTGATGCTGAATACACTAATTTCCAAAAGCTAGTTGAACAACGTTTCTCTATTTGGGCGAACTCAAAACAAGCGGATTACCTTAAACAAAAATCTCTTCACGAATTAGCACAAGACTTTGATAAAGGTGCTTTTTTAGGAGGGGATAATTTGCTTATAGTACGTTTTGATGATTCAGGACCAACAGTACAATTTATTTCAGGGGAATTTATTGAAAATCCAAACTACGATAATAATCAGTGGGAGAATGCTACTAAAATAGGTAATTTCATTCAGCAAGGTGTTGAGGTTGATACAACAGGAAAGATAGTTGCGTTTTATGTAAGAACACGACACAAAGATGGTCCTGATACTTATGAGCGTATTGCTGCTGTTGGGGAAAATTCGGGTAAGACATTAGCTTGGTTAGTTTCAGGGGATAAATTAAGTCCTGACCATTTGAGAGCAGTCCCTTCAATGAGCCAATCTTTAGAGAAGATTAACAAGCTAGATAGATACATTGAGGCAGCGGTTACAAAAGCAGAGCAAGGAGCAAAAATTGTTTACGCTATTGAGCATGAGGAATTTTCTACGGGGGAAAGTCCAACTGAAAGAATCATAAAACAAAGACGTGGGGAATCTGTAACACCAGTTTATGAGGAAGGACAAGACAGGGTTTTGACCGATGGATTAGCGGTTAAAATTCAACAAACTACGGGAGGACAAACTTTCAATATGACACAAGGTTCATCTTTGAAAGCATTTGAGAGCAGTATAGAAACTGACTTTGCTCAATTTTATGATACGGTATTTGATTCTATGTCTAGTGGTGTTAATGTTCCTCCCGAAGTAGCAAAACAACAATTCAATAGCAATTATTCTGCTTCGAGAGCAGCGATAAATAGTTTTGGGTACTTTATCTCTATTGACAGACAAAACTTTGCAAATCAATTCTATGTTCCTATTTACAAATTATGGTTGGAGCATCAAATATTGACTAAAAAGATTGTTGCTAAAGGTTACATTGAGAATATTGATAATCCGATGGTAACAGAAAGTTATACTCAATGTCGATTTACGGGTAAAAATATGCCACATATCGACCCCTTAAAAGAGATTAAAGCGATTAGAGAAATGTTAGGGGTAAATGGGGAGATACCACTTATTTCAAGAGAACAAGCAACGGAGCAACTTGGAACAGGCGAATGGAGTGAAAACTTCTTAAAAAGTCAAGAAGAGAATAAATTGATACCACCTGACCAATTAGCGGTAAGCAATTTACCAAAACAAGCAATGGCACCGAATAATAATTCAAATTCAAAACCAAATGAAAACACAACAAAAACTCGTAAATAGTAATAATACTTGGGATGCGAAACGACGTTATAAAATTAACGCTATTGTTACGCATAATGGTTTAGATTGGCAGAATACTACAGGGATTAATTCAGAGCCAAGTAGTAGTGATTCTAATTGGATTTGTATAAGTTGGGATAAAAGACCATATAAGGTTTATTCAGCATTGTTAACTCAAACAGGTACGAGCGCACCTACTAAAATAGAATTAGAAAATACATTAGAAGCAACTTGTAATATTAATAGAGCTTCTGTTGGTATATATACTATATCATTTTCAAGTAATGTTTTAATAAATAATAAATCAACTATTTTAATTAATAGTTTTGATAATAATGGAAGAACAATTTATGCAGCTATTATTGGTGTTTCATCTGCCCAAATAATCACAAGAAATTCAGGGGCAACTATAGATGGTGTATTAGATAATACTACATTAGAAATCCGAGTTTACAACTAAAAGCTATGACAACATCTATTCCAACAAAGATAATACCCTCTATATTCAAAGGAAACACCTTTGATGGACTTGTATTGATATTAACCAAAAATGTAGATGGGGTTGTATCGCCTATTGATTTGACTGATGCTGCTATTTTGGTGCAGTTCAAGTTAAATTATAGTCAAATAAATCCTGTGTTTGAGTTCAAAACAAGTGATGGAACAGCTATTGTAAGTGATACAAATCAAATTACTTTAGCTTCAAGAAACATGAATTATGGTGCATACAAATACATTGGGGATATAAAAATCACTTTGCCAAATCAGAATATTCAAACCTATTGCAAATTGGAATGGGAAATCTTAAACGTAGTATCACAGTAAAATGGAAACAATAATCATAACAATTGAGGAAACATTAGAGCCAATCACTATGAATATCTATGAGGGCGTTCCTGGCGATAGTGCTTATGTTGTAGCGGTTAAAAATGGCTTTAGTGGTACACAAGCTGAATGGTTGGCAAGTTTGAAAGGTGCTGATGGAACGGGTGGTGGTGCTTGGGGTGGAATTACGGGAGATATTACAAATCAAGAAGATTTACAAAATGCTTTAGATGTTAAGGTAGATGTAGTTGCAGGAAAGGGATTATCAACCGAAGATTTCACTACCGAAGAGAAAACCAAACTCGATAATGTACCTACTGAATTTGCTCCAATAGATGCTGAAAAAAACGTAAATGCTGATTGGAACGCTACAAGTGGGGATACTGAAATATTGAATAAGCCAACGATACCTACGAAAACAAGCGATTTGACAAATGATAGTGGCTATGTTAATGATATTAGTGGGAAAGTTGATAAAGAATCAGGAAAATCACTTATTTTAGATACTGAAATAACTAGATTATCAACCGTTACTAATTTTGATAATAGTGGAAACGTAACCGCTTTGGCAAATAAAGTTGACAAAGTTTCGGGAAAACAACTATCAACAGAGGATTATTCTACTGCTGAAAAAACCAAATTAGCAGGTATAGCTTCGGGAGCAACAGCCAATAGTTCAGATGCTACTTTATTAAGCAGAGCAAATCATACGGGTACACAACTATCATCGACCATATCAGATTTTGCTTCTGCTGTGGCATCATTAATTACAACCAAAGTAGATAAAGTAAATGGATATTCACTAACAAAAAATGATTTAACTGATGCTTTAAAAATCGCTTATGATGGTGCTGCAAGTGGATTAGCTACGTTATTGGCTACGGGTTCAAGGCTAATTACAAGTGCTGAAATAACCAAAGTAGCTTCTATTGACCAAAGTGTTTCAACTGCTGAAAAAGCAACTTGGAATGGTAAGCAAAGTGCTTTAGGTTTTACGCCTGAAAATGTTGCTAATAAAGCTACAGATTTAACTACCCTGAATAATACGCTTTATCCAACAACGCAAGCGGTAAGTAATGCTATCAATAATGCAGTTATTGGACTTTCAAATTATAGAGGAAGTTATAATGCTTCTGCAAATTTATTTCCAAGTACGGGAGGTAGTGGAATTGCAGGAGCGATAAAAAAAGCTGATTACTATATTTGTTCAGTTGCAGGTACATTGGGAGGGGTTGCGGTTACAAGTGGTGATTTGATTATTGCTTTGGTTGACACTCCTGCTCAAACTTCTGCTAATTGGGATTTAATTAGCCATGATATTAATTACGTTCCTGAAGATACCGCTAACAAATCAACATTAACCTCCGATAGTGGAAGTAGTATTAAATTTCCTGTTTGGAGTGCAATAGTATCGTACTTCAATACATCAAAGATTAAAACCCTTTTAGGACAAGCAACAACCTCTGTAGATGGATGGTTATCTGCAACTGATTGGAATACATTTAATGGGAAACAAAATGCACTTGGATTTACAGCTGTTCCAAACACACGAAATGTAAATAGTAAGCCGCTTTCAACTGATGTTACTTTGGTAACCGACGACATAGCAGAAAGTGGAACACCTACTAATAAATGGTGGACAAATGCACGTACAATCGCAAGCACGCTTACAGGATTTTCAAGCGGTGCTGGTGCGGTTAGTAGTTCAGATACTATTTTGCAAGCTATTCAGAAGATAGTAGGTAATATTGGTGCGCTTGTAACAGGTGTAAGTTCAGTTAACACCAAAACGGGTGCGGTTATATTAACAACTGCTGATATATCAGATAGTACAGGAAAAAGATACCAATCTGAAAACCAAAATACATATAACGATGCAACATCTAGCATTCAAACGCAGTTAAACGGAAAGCAAGCATCTTTAGGTTTTACAGCAGTTCCTACAACTAGAACAATCAACGGTTATGATTTAAGTTCAAATAGAACATTAACCCTATCAGATATAGGATTGAATTTCACTCCCTATAAATTCGTTGCAACTTCACAAACTGCGGTAACGGGTTCTGTTAGTGAAACAATTGTAGCTTCTGCTACTATTAACGGGGGTACGTTTAACGCAACCGATATTTTAAAGTTTATGTTTGGAGCAAACAAACCAAGTGGTACGAGTTCGGTCAATATGCGATTGAAAATAAATACTACGAACTCACTTTCTGGAGCTACACAAATTGCAATTTTCGCACCAACATCAACTGCTAACGTGAATTTATTATCACGTTCATTTTCTTTAAATGGTGGCAATTTATACGGTTATCCATTTGCATTAAGTTCCGCTACAGACGTTGTTACAATTGGAGGTTCATTAGGTTCGACCGCTTATAACACCGCTAACACTTTGTATTTATTTTTTACGGTTCAATTAGGAACGTCTAGCGATAGTATTACGCCTAACTTATGCAATATAACTAACTAATATGAAAACTATAATTGACAAAAATACAGGTCAGGAAATAGGAGCAACATCAATAGAATACACTCCGCAAGACAATGAGATTTTAATCGATGAATTACGCACCGATGAAATGGCAAACCCGTATTTTGATTTGAGTAGGCGAACTTTTTACGATAAGCAATAGTTATGGAAAATTCAAGTACACTTTGGCAGAAGGTTTCTGCTCCTTTCGATAATGTAATTAAGTCAATGAATAATCTAAATGAGGGATATTCATTGAAAAAAGAAATGGCAGTTGTAATGATATTTGTAGGTGTTGTTTCTCCGATAAGGGCATGGATGTCTTGGGCGATTGCTCATAATGATTTTAGTTTATTGCCGACAATATTAACTATTTCAACAGGATTCATAGCAATATTAATGGGTATAAACGCAGTAGCAAATAATAATAACAAAGATGGAAACACCGATGGCAAAGCAAAATAAAGAAGAAATGGATATAAATGCACAACTTACACAGATTTTAGCAAATCAAACAAAACAAGAGGCTCACTTGAAAGTATATCGTGATAATCAATTGAATACTGATAAAAACATTCAGACTATCATGGTTGCTATTACGGGAAATGAGTTTAATGGCAAGAAAGGTATTTTATCGGATATAGAAGAGATTAAGCAAAAACAACTTGCTTTTGATAAAGATATTGAGGATCACGAAAAAATGTTGAAAGAACATAAGCCTATTGTTGGTTCTTTGAAATATGTTTATGGTGCCATTGTCATTGCTTTTATAGCATTTCTGTTTAGTTTAGCTTCTCCAAAACAACAAAATCAAAATCCAATTTCATATAACCAAAAAAACAAATAACTATGTTACGAAAAATAAACAGAATTAAAATTCTATTAAAATTAATCTTTAATCCAAATTCAACCATGAGTTTATTAGACAACGTTGAAGCTAAAATCGCTTCATTGGGAACATCATTAGATGCCCTAGAAACAAGAATCAGTGATAGCCAAGCTGCTAGTGCTGCAAATGAATTGACAGAAGATGATGCAAATCGTTTGATTGCTTCTGTTCAAGTATTACAAGATAGAGTAGATGGTATTTTACCTGCTCCAATTGCTCCTGCTGTAGAGGATGCTCCTGCTCCAACAGAAGATGCTCCACAAGCATAAATTGAATAGGGGTTTACCGCCCCTATTTTTTTCTTTAACTTAAAAACTAGAAATCATGTCAAATTTTGAACAAGCAATAAAACCCGTATTAGCTTTTGAAGGTGTTACATTACATTCGTTAGGATATGTAAATGACCCTGATGATAATGGTGGTGAAACCATAGCAGGAATATCTCGTAAATTTTGGAAGGATTGGGAAGGATGGAAGATTGTTGATAACTGTATTCAAGAGCCTGACTTTCCTGTTAATATGACACATAACCAAAGTTTAATTGCTTTGATAAATGACTTTTACAAAGTACGGTTTTGGGGTAGAATGAGTGAGATAAATGACCAATCAATAGTAGATTTATTGATTGATAGCGGAGTAAATGAAGGCACAATTCCTGCAATTAAAAGAGCGCAAAACATTCTAGGATTAGCAGAGAATGGGAAATTAGATGATACATTAATTAACGATTTAAACAACTTGTAACATGAAAAAATTAATCAAAATATACTTTTGGATAGGAGTAAATGTAATTGGTATTCCAGAGTTATTCATTCACGAAAGACAAAGCTATACCATCAAGAGTAATTTCTTTGGTAGCAAAATTCAAACAACAACAAAACAAACATTAGAATTATTATGAAAAAACTTGTAATCATTATCATATTCTTGATGTC